CTTTCATCTATAATCGCCTGCAGCATATCAAGCATGATGGTTAATAAATTCTCCGTACCTGATGCCAGTAAAAATTTATCATCAACTCTAAAAACCGTAGTACCATTTATGTAAAGAACTTCACTCACTTCATTTACCATGCTCACAAATCCAACATCTTTATTAAAGAAAGAAACAACAACCAGGCTTCCAACCTTTGGTACCAGTACCCACTTATTAGCATTGTCAAAATCCGCCGTTATTCTTACATCATTGATTGCCGCGCTACCATCTATTGGGCTGCAATCACAGCTCATTCCAGTTATTGCATTTACTGTACATATTTTACTATACAGTTCATGGCCATCAAGAAGGAGTTGCCGTAGAGTTTCCAACATCGTTTATAATTTGTCCGGGTGAAATGGTTTGTTTATATCCACCCACACCGCTTTTAATTCTTATTTCTTTTACTAAATATTTTCCGTCCGGATGATATTGATTGCCTACCAGGCTAATGATATCATTCTTCTCAACCGCCGGTTCACCAAATGTTTCCAGGCTGCCCCGGTAACCTGTGTATTTATATTTCTCCAGCTGTGCTTTTGCATATACCTGCAATTCTGCAAGCGTTAAATTATATGCGTATATGGTTCGCTGTTCGCCATCTTCATCACCCACCTCGGTTTCAATCCTTGTATTATTTCTTTGCCATGATATCGCTTTTGCCTTCAACCTGATATCTTCAATATTTTTATAAACGAGCTCGTAAGGATCTATGATGTTGAGTCCAAATTGAAATGTTTCCGTGTTCCTGTTATCTGTCCAGTAAGCCAGGCCAACATAAAGAACACTTTCTGTTACATTGCCGGATGTCACATTTCTGAAATAACTATAAATACCCATCCTGCTTTTTAGTTCTTCCAAAACTTTTGCCGGAGATACATTTGTAAACCTGAATTGAGGAACAACTATGCTTTTATCAGCTGGCGTTTTATAAGTAATTCCTGCTGGCATAATGATGTCAAGCAAACTCCTGATATCGCCTCCGGGAAAATTGAAAGTCAGCTTTCCTTTCTTCAGCAAAAACATGCTGTCTTCACATATAAGCGTTACCGGCATTCCTGCTTTTACATCTTTTACGTAGCCAATAAAACGGGTTTTTAAATTGCCATCATACCCCAATTGTACTACCACTTTATCACCACGCTTTATGATCGGTTGCTTGCCAAGCAGATCATCGCCTAAGCCTACATACTTGCCATCCCAGACTAATTTGCGTGGAATGGTAATCTTACAGGTATCAGTGAGCGTATCAATGTCCTGGATCATTTCCACGTCCACGCAATAATCAAACACCCATTGGCCTATTGTGATATTTGAACTAACGATGAACATTATTTCTTTTTTAGTTCAATAGGAAAATCACTTACGGTTTTTATTTCAAAGAGCTGTACATTTTGTACTCCTTCCTTTTGTGAAAAAGTATAATCCTCAACTACCAGTTCATAAATATTGAATTGCAATAAATATTCGCTGATCACTGTCAGTGGCGTATTTAATTTTAAAAGGGCCATCATTGTCTGCATATCTTCTTTCGGATAAGCATAGCTGAATGGAGAAAATAAGCCGCCTCTTATTGTGACTTGAAAGTCGCCATCACTCACATATTCTTTTACGGTACCATCCCTGCCTTGCACCGTTGTCTTTACTATATGCTTTTGCATATTCACTTCCAGGAGCGCCCACAGCAATTGTAATTTCAAAGAGCCTTTTTTATCATTTTGCAAAATCAGATCTGCAAATACCGGTGTTCCCAACATGCTTAATGGAGCCTTTCCGCTCTCCATTGTTGTCATATTATAATCGGGGTTAGCGATCTCACTTTTTGTAGCGGCGCTCACATCCGTATGACCGCTTTTCAACTCTTTACCAGCCGGGTATATCAATGGCTTTAGCGCTTGCAGCCCAAAACTTTGCAGTATAAAATTTCTTTCGTTACTCATTTTTTTTACTTCTTGTTACCCCCTTCGGGGGATAGGGGGCTTTTAATTCCCCACCAAATTGGCATCATTCACCATGGTTAAAAATCCTTCCTTCACTATATCAACCGCTTTTGTAACACCTTCTTTTAAAGTAGTGCTATGCACGTTCACACCGCCATCAATCAAATGATTGATGTTGATCGTAACATTTTTTATTTGTCCGCCTCCATGCACCGATGCGATACCGCCTTTGTCGATTGAGGTTTTGCTGCCGGTTGTTTCATCATCTGTTTTTTTGCCCGCTCCGGCTACACTGTCAAGTCCAAACATTTTACCAAGGGCGTCCTGTTTTTTCTTAAAATCATTCATTGCTCCCTGGTTGGATCCAAGAAACATTCTCGCCTCGTTTTGCTTTTCTAATTCTGCCAATAACTTATTTTTTTTAATAACATCTTCGCCATCTACCATGCTCGTATTGGAGCCATATGCTGATGTGACAGTACTCGATACTTTCCCACCATTGGGAAGGCTTTTAATTTTATTATTCTGAAATCTTATGGCCTCGCTAATCATTTGATCCTGCGTTTTCTTACTATCCGCGATATTTGGATTGATGCTGGCGATCAGGGCGGCTATATTAGCAGTGGCATCAGATTCTTTCACACGGTTATCTGCAATGTCCGCAATTAGCTGGCTGTTATCTTTATTCAGCAATACAAGGCTTTTCTGACGTAATAATGCATCAGATCCTTTATCTATCGCTGCAGCTATATCTTCAAAGCTTGCTTTTTGTAAGTCAAGATTTTTCAATAGATCCGGGCTGATATCATTAATGTCTTGCAACAAGCCTTTGAACTCGGCAGATTTGGGATTGGTCTCTGCTAACTGCACTTTCAATGCCTGCAACTTATCTGCCTGGTCCTGAAATTTCTTTTCAGCGGGGATCGCAAAAAAATCCGCAATAGATCCAACAAGTTTTGAAAGCTCAGTTTTAGTTTCAATAACTGAGGGGTTAAAATCTTCACCTAAATTTCTCCACAACTTCGTTACCTGGTTACTCAAATTATTCTCACTGGCCGCTACGGTATCAGCGCTCCGTGCCATGCTCCCCTGCACGCCTGGTATCATACCGAGGTTCATTAAGTATTCTCTTATGGACGCTGCATTATTTTTAATCGTTTGGGTTTGCCCGCGAAAGCTTAATGTGAGATCATCAATTCCTTGTTTTTTATTTTTATGCGCGGTAACATCTATACCGAGCTGTTTTATCGTAAGCAGCCTTCCTTCGCCACCCCTTACTATTGTATCAATTACTGTATTAAAATCTTTACCGGTACCGGCGCTTAAATCACCGATCGCTTTCATTTGTGCCAGCGTTGCTTTCAATCTATGATTAGCAAGCGTGGTATATCCTTCATCAATTTCTTTTATGCTGAATACCTTGCTCAGGTCAGAGTTGGCAAGCTCATTTAAAACACCTTTGGCAGCGCCACGGCTGCCTAATATATTTCCCAACGTCACCTCCAGCTTCTCGGCCTCTTTGGTAACATCAGCAATTTTATCTTTAAATCCTTCCCAGGCGGCAAAAACAGCCGTGCCTATTGCTGCGCCCACGCCCACTACAGCGAGGGCTTTTGACAACCCGCCAAGGTTCGCTTTTATGGTGGCCGCTCCGCTCTCTACATTATCCTTTACTTTATCAAATACTTCTGTAAAGAGATCCTTGAGCTCCATCGTAAACCGTAAATCGTTTTCGTCGGCCATTTTATTGGGAATTAATAAACGTAAATTTTGGATGTCCCTCTCTCAATACCCATTTCAGTTCATTCCATCTTTGGGCAAATTCGTCTTCTGTAAGTATCCAGGGATCTATGTGGAAATACACTCTTAGCAATGCAGCTATTTTCCTTATCTCGTCTTTACCCTCGTTAGGGTTTACTGTGCTGTCAGAGATTTTTTTTTAATACTGGCTGCTTTCAAATCCAGTATCCTGTCGATGGCAGTGCAGGCCCGCAGAAATATTTTCATGTTCATCGTGCTTTTCTCAGGCTCCAGCATGCGGCGATCGCCTTCCAAATACATATCGTTAAGAACGATCAATTTCCCTTTGAGCGGGTTAGTGTCTTCCAATGTAAGAGCGATGCTGTAGGCATTGAGTGATGGATATTTAACCATTGCTTCGGCACATTCGCTGTAATCAGCATTGAGTGGAACCCGCAATTTATAAACCTCATCAACTCCGTGCTTCCTGGCAACT